ATGAATACAAAAGTTGATGAAGGCAAGTTGATTAGAGGGAAAGAAGCGCTGATTGCTTTGGCGAATGGTGAAGAAGTTGAATACATGGATACCAGCAATACCTTTAAATCTCTAGGATGGAGTAATGCTTTTGGTCTGGAGACGAACTTATTCTTTTCAGATCGTTTTAAATTCCGCCTCAAGCCTCGCACCATTACAATCAATGGCATTGAAGTGCCTGCACCTTTTGAGCCTAAAGATGGCGACAAAACCTATTACCTGAATGACGGGATGAGTAATGGGTATAGAGAGAGTGAGCATTTAGAGCATTTCGAATACCACTTCGGAGCATGGCGCACCGAAGAAGAAATCAAACAAGTCGTTGCTGCTCTTCGCCAAGTATTCGGAGGCAGCCATGACAACTAAATCCAACATTCTCAAGTCTGCATTCATTGCAGCATCAATCAGCGCGGGGATAGCAGTAGCTTACGCTTTCCAGCCTGCCAAAGTTGCTGATGATAATCCTCAAGTGGTTATCACCGCTCAAAAATATGAAGTGCTTAAACGTACTTGCCATGAAACCTGTTTTGCTACTGTCAAAGCTGACGATTACAGCATTTATGTTGAATATGCCTTGGATGATGCTTCGGTGGAGTTTCTGGACATTCTGAACGTGGTGCATTTTGACAAGACGATTAATGCGTACGTTGATCGTTATGAAATTGAAAAGATTAATGCTGCGATTGCTGGGGGTGTGAAGTGAGTAATTCAAAAGATAATCGCCCTAAAACCCTCTTAGAGGAGGCGCTAGGCGTAGAGCCAGAGCGTGTAATTGAAATGCCGAGAAGTGATGTTGTTGAGGTAAACACTTCCCTTGAATGCAATTCAATACCAAATATTTCCCGTCAATCGTCTAGAAAGAACCCATGGAACCCGGCAAGGAATGTTATGCCTGAGAAAAGCTATTACGACCTTCAAGAGGTGCTGGATTGCTTTGCTTCTCGACATGGTTTTGATTTTGGCTCCATCGAGGGTGACAAGGTCGTGGTCTATAAGGAGCGAAAAAAATGAACACTTACGCTCAATTCTGTGGATGTGGTGCGGCAATTTCACTTAACCAAGTCTTACTGGAGTAATTCTCAATTTATTTAATCTTAAGGGAGCAAATATGAATCTCGACTCGCCTGATCAAATCTTTAGCGCTTTAAGTGATGGTCGGGATGTTTATTGGTGTGAGGAAGGATCAGATGATTGGACACCCTTAAATCAGAAAGCACAGATTAGCTTTTCTGATTTATATACAGGTTTTCTCAAGTTTATGGCTTTGGATTTACCTGTTATCAAGATGCCAATCCCTGTAATGGATACTCGTTATTTTTCAGATTTCATTCGTAATGAGCAAGGTTTGGAAATCTATCGAGTAGGAAGCAATCCATGCCGTTTTTACGCCCTTAAGGTTAAGGGAAATACTTTTATATCTGACTACTTCCGAAATATCGATATTTACCATATTGAGTCAAATGGAAGTCTAAAAAAAGTTGATAAGGCTCTGGCACCCAAATGGCTAACTGAAAATTTGGAACGAACCAGAACGGCAAACAGAAGACGAGTGCGTAACTCTGCTCTAGAAAAAGTGGGTTTCTTTGGGTCTCGGGAATATGAAGACTTCCAAAAATCCAAAAAGTATTCACCTAAATAAATGGAATCAATATGAAGTTCCTAAAAGTTGAAAACAAAATTTTGAATGTTGAGCAAATTAAAACTGTTACTGAGAACAGTGTAACGGTTGGATATATGAATGATGGCGACCTGCCCTTTGGCGATCCAGTTAAGGAGACTCGCGGTATTCAAGTTCAAATGATCGATAGTGCTGAGTTTGAGCATTTTGTCTTTGAAAGCGAAACCATTGAATCATTTTATGAAAAATTGGTGGCAGCATGAAAATTAAAGAAGGTGGCGGGATGGAAAAGAATAAATTGTGGTGCGTAGGAATCTGCCCTGAAGATGATAGTCCGCATGAGCAGTCACCTGCTGCATCAAAAGAAATTGCTGAACGTGCTTTGGCTCGCTACAGAGCTATGACTAAAGCTGAAGGCAATGAGTTCATGATTGAATCATTTGATGAATACTTTCAGGTTCAAGAATGGGAAGGCACAGCCGAAGCACATCAGGAACAAATGTTTTATACAGAAGACTGGTTTAAAGAGCCGATGTACCAGTGCAAAAACATGCAACAGGCTGAACAAGTTTTTAAGTACGGTGAAATCGTGCACTGCTACAAAGATAGTGCTGAGTTAATTACTTCTGATTTTGATGAAGCTAAGCGCTTCTATGAGGTGGCGTGATGGATATTAAAGAAAAACAAGCTCGATGGGCTTTAGAAAAACCTTTATTTGAAGCTGAGTTCATTCACTCTCACCTTCTACCGTTTTTCAACTTTAATGAAAATACGGGTGATTATGAAATCAAAAGTGAGTGTGTGAGCAACACTGATGATGAGGATCGAAAAGTTGCTTACGAAGCTTTAAATACTGGTTGGGTTATGTGGTTACGTGCGAAGCGAGTCAAAGCCCAAGCGGTGCCGGGACAATTGGATGTTAATTCAATACTTCATGATATTGATTGTTATTTTGATAATGGTTTGAGCAATACAGAAAGAACGGCCAATAACTTGCTTCAATCAATTTATGAAAAGTTGAGTGGTGAAGTTAAAGCACAGGAGCTAGCCAATGACTAAGCAAACTTGTTTTTACAAAATTGAAGATGCTGAAACCTTGGCAAAAATTGATGCCTTCATGGATAAACGCGATGCTTTTTATGAGCAAGTCACAAAGCTCTGTAAGCACTATGGTTTTGAGATGCACCAAACACATGACAGCATTCAAAATGGTCTTCGTTTTTATAATATGTCGGCAGGCCCAAAGGCTGAAATTGATAAAACAAAATGGAAAACATCAAATCATAAAAGTGGTTATTTAGCTATTTTGCCTCGCGCTACTGCCAAGGAGCACAAGGCTGAATATGATGCCATGAAGCCAAAGTCTATGACTTACGATGAGTTGAACAAGATTATTCTGGCTGAAGAAGTTTTGCCTTGGGGTTCTGGTTATGGCTTGTCTTGGAAAAAGGGCGAATATTTTAAGTTCGAAACATCGCTAAAGGTTGCGCCAGTAGCTATTGAGATTCTGGGCAGTGAGTATCGAAAAGCTGATGTGGAGGACAAGGCCAATGACTGAAATTCAATTAACCAACGTGCAGTTCGCCCAGCTTCAGATTGACAACCTTGTGGCCAAAGATAAGCCATATCATGAAACATGGTCTGCTGGTGATGTTGGCTCATTTAATGCGATTTTAAACGCGGTGGATTTTGATAATGAGTTCACGTATCACATGCGTGGATGGTCAAGACAGCGTGTTAAGTCTGGTACTGGTGGGATTATCACGGTTGATGAAAGTAACGCGGATAAGTTGTATCACCTATTCACCTGCTATTTGAGCAAGTTGCCGAGTGGTGTGGTGAAGTCTTTGGGAGAAGTGTCTTGAGAAGTCCTGATCAAATTGGAATTAGTTGGGAAGAAAACCAACTCTTGATGCAGCAGCTAAGAGAAAAAGCAGCATTAGAAAATCGCCGCCAGCACAATATTTTTGAGGTTGGGGATAAGGTGGTCTTGATCAGCATGAGTGACAATGAAGTTTTTGAGTATACCGAGTATTCAAAAGGGTTAGATCTTCATTTTTTCGAATCTGAACATAATTACGGTCATGCAAAATTAAGTGACATTAGGCACGCCACTGATGAAGAAATCAAAGCAGGTAAAAGATTGGAGGTGAATCAATGACAGCAATGGCAAATATGGGCAGCTTGGTTGTTGCCCTGCCACCTTCAGACATTTGGTTGACAGATGATCAGGCGGCAGAATTTTTAGGATATGGTGGTGTGCATTTCAAATCATCCATTATTTGCTTAAAAGGTTTTCCAAAGCCAAGATACATTACAGAAACCACAAAAGGTCGAAGATGGAACCTTAAAAAATTATCTGACTGGCTAGAAAGTAGGCCGGAAGATTTGAAAAAAGCAGTAGGCAGACCCCGCAAAATATAG